TAGCTTTAATCGTAAGCTGCTTTTTTTCTTGCGTGGCTCTTAGCTCAGATATGATGGAGTTGATATCGTTTATCTCATCCACTACTTTGCCATAGAACCTGAGGCGCAACTTGGAAGTATTTACCTCATAAGATTTTGGGGTAATCATAATGGGTCTCCTAAATTTCTTGTATGACAAAGCGGGTATATGTACCTGCGACCTGCATCGCCTGGCCGGACTCCGCGCTGGGAACGTATCTCTTGAAGGGATAGGCGAGACTTCTGAGGTGCTTGACTACGCTTCTCGGCAGCAGGTGGACTGCGTTGTTGATGAGGTGGTAGCCCTTGTTTTCATAACTGAATGCGAAATCCACACCATCGTTAAGGTCCATACTTTTGACCTTGACCTTAATAAGCGGGTCGCCATCTGACATGGCTCTTTTAGTCAAAAAAGCCAGGCATTGCTTACAGGTCACTCTTTGCTCATCTGTTCCGGCTATTACATCTTTAGTACCGCAAACAACCTTAGTACCATCCGAAAAGTGGATAGTATTGGGGTCTATTGGAGCTTGGGGTTTTTCGGGCTGGCGGTTTCCCAGAAGTGCAATACATCTGCCGCAGGTCACTTTTTGCTCACCTGATGCAACTGTCCCAGTTTTCGTACCGCAGATAATCTTTGTGCCATCCGAAAAATGGACAGCCGCTATCTTTTGCTCTGCCATAACTAATCCTTTCAGTTAAATAGAAAACGGCCACACAGAAGGTACAGGCTCCTGTACAGCCGTTTCCTGATTTTGGGTAACTATTCAGTTTTTTAGACGAATGAAACAGGGTCGGCAATAGCCGCATCGCCCATCTTACCCATCTTGATATGCCTCTCGGCCTTGAAAACAATCACCTTGTCAGCAGTACCAGCCAAACTTGAGCCAATCGTAAAGCCCAAACCGCCGCCTTTGGCGATGTTTTCCTCGCGGCAAATCCAGACGTTTCCGAGGGTATCGGGGGTTTCCTCGCCAGGTACTTTACTCCAGTCCGGCTCGTCACTGCAGACTGCGGAACTGTGCAAAGACTTTAACTCATAGATACAGCCGTTATGGACTGTTGGCCTGATGAGTGTGCCGGTAACCGTGAGCGCCCTGACTACACCGTCATCGTTGTAATTAGTGGCTGGGTTGTAATCCACGGCGTAAATGATTCCATCTGCGGTTACGCCAAGCCTGACTTTTATCAACTTGCCGGTTTTCGGGTCTGGAAGCAAGACTTGAAGACGCTTGCCTTCGTCATACTCAATAATCCCAGCGTTGGCACTACCAGCACACGAAACACCACCAGTATTGGAAATCGCTATGCCATATAGACCATAAGCAGCAATAACACCGGCATCTTTAAGAACTCTGAACCATTTTAAGCCTGTTTCCGTGCCCTGTAGTTCGTTATACAGCTCAACGTAGTCAGGGATAAACCCGATGTCCACGTTGATAGCAGCAGCGTTAGATATAATGTGTCCACTTACTTTCATAGTTTGTACTCCTTAATTCAATTTTAAGCCGTTTATTAAAATAACGGCGTTTGTTGTTTCAGCCTGCTTTACTATGCCTTCGTTACTTTCAGCACGATGATGTTGTTGTCATTGAGGATTCGGCAGACATTCATAAACTTCCAGGCAGCCGTTTGGCGCTGGTCGCCCGGGTCAGCTGAACCGGCTGAGCCTCTCTTATGGATAATCAGCTTGGCATTGGCTGTTTCCAGAGAAACCACACCGTAGGCGTGCCGTGCGATTATCGGGATGTAATAGTGCGAACCCGCACTTGCCGGGAAAGCCTCTATAGACGAACCTTCCTTGTGAGCAACTGAAGTGGATAAAAAGCGGACCTCATTCACACTGCCACGCTCGGCCTCAAGAACTGTGTTTTGGCCACCATATTCAGAGGTGTTCATAAAGCCAGTTACTTTCTTGAGGTCTTTATTCAGGGCTGTATTCATAATACCCCAGTAGGATGGTAGCACAGGCGATGTGCCCTGGCCGGTAGAAGCACGAATCAGTGGCGTTACCGGAGAACAATCATTGTCCTGCAGGGTATTCGCCGCGGTGTCAACATCGGCCTCATTCAAGAGTGTCGCTGTAGCGTCGCCGTTTGAGGCGAGCAGGGACAATGCAGTGCTCACTAAAACATTTCGTATCAATTCATCTTCGGTGCGGAACATCTGGTCGTTGAGTTCACTGACTCCTACGTTGAGAATCCTGTTCTCGCAGGTAAACTCAAGAACATCGGTGATATGGATAAAGTCCATATACTGAGCCACTGTGGCGCGGATGTCCTGCTTCGAGAGGTACTTCCCTGGCGGGGTGATACCTTCGAGAATCTCTGTCGTAGCAGTGGCAAGCGCTGCGAACCGGCGCCATACGATAGTTTTGCCTATGCCGGCAGGCAGGGTTTCACGGTCGGCAAAAAGACCGTGTACTAATTTCGGTTTGTTCCGGACGAGTAAAAGTTTATTAAAATAAGCGTTTACCGCCGGAGTGATGATTGAAGTAGTCGTAAAATTGTCAGCCATCTTTATTCTCCTATACTATGGCCCCGTGCTTAGCTGCCAGTTTGAGGAAGTCCGCATCATCCATAGTTGCATAGCGACCTTCTTCAGAGAGAGCGCCGCCACCCTTGACATTAGACGATGACTTGATTTTCTTGGCTTTCTCTTCAGCTTCTTTGATTGCAGCTTTAGCTTCGTCTTTTGTCAGGGTTTTACCTGGAGCTTTGTCCTTTTGAAGTTTTGCGATGTTGTAAGCTGCAAGCCGTGGATTTGGACTATTTCCAATGTCAGCTAATAGGGCCGGGTTTTTCTTTAGTGCCGCCGCGAGAGGTTCAGCAAATTGTTGCGAAGCTATCTCGTCAGCGGTTCCAACAAGGTCGGCATAATCGGAATGAGCCTGCCGGAAGTCAATGTCGGCTATACGTTTGTCAAAGACCGTGCCATAATGATCGAGAATTTGCTTTAGCTGTCCCTGGTTGGGAATATCCTCGGGGTCAGCAGGGTCCAGACCAACCTCTTTGAAGACGTCAAGCTGTGGCTGCTGTGGCTGCTGAGGTTGACCTTGAGGTGGGTTGGCCCTGGCAAGCGCTATCTGCTGATTGACAAGCTCAAGTTGGCCTTGTAGCTCTTTAATCGTTGCGGCCATTTCCTCAACACGCTCGTAAGGAACGGTCTTAGGCTCCTCTGGCTCTTTAGGCTCAGTTGGCTCCGTAGGTTCCGTAGGTTCCGTTGGTTCCGTAGGTTCGGTTGGCTCTGTTGGTTCCGTTGGCTCCGTAGGCTCCGTTGGTTCAGTTGGTTCCGTTTCTGCCATAATAAAATCTCCTTCTGTGCGAGTCTGGGTCGGCGAACACTCCAGATTTAACGCCATCCCTCGCTAAGAGTTATTTCCATTTAGAGTCCTTTTATCTTCTGTTTTGTATGTGTCTCACCCCAGACGGCTTTTTTGGCGCCGGGTTTCCTGCAACCGTGAACATATTTGCCATCAGGTAGAGATTTCGTGAACTTCTTACTACCTTTAGTCCTTATGCACTCTTCAAATTCTTTGGGCATTTAGATACACCTCGAACACAATCGAGCATTCGCGCACCGAGTTCCTTTCATTGCTAACGCCCAGTTGCCACACCTACATCTATACTTCACCGAGCGTTTATATTGCCTGGGTTTGTGCTCCGGCTCGAACTTCGGCCTTATGAAAAGCCTGCGAACAATACGTTTTATAGTTCCAAAAAATGACATTTTCTTATCCATAAATCAGTGGCATTTTCCTGCCATCTATACCTATTCGTTCAATTACTCCGTCCGTCTTTACTGGTTGAATCGGGGCATCCTTCGGCAATACCCAGAGCTCCCTACATTCCCCGCTTTTATTATCTATCCGCCAGCACATCGTACTTAGCATCATTAAGGGCTGTTTGTCAGATGCCCTAAAGACAGTCCGCAACTGCGTCCCGTTGGCAAACCAGTCGGCGGTGAAAAGAATAAAATAAGGCTCCCTTCTGTGCTTGTTCTTGGCGATACAAGCCTCAAAACCCTTCTCAAATTCCTCTGTCATCATCGGAATAATCTCACCTATCTGGACTGTGCGAAGACCCATTCAACGCCTCCTTTGCTATTTGAAAATCTGTCATTGGGCATTCCCATCTCGGAGTTCTTTTATTGGGATATAGTCGATAATAAAGTTTTATTGCCAAGCGAGCTAAAATCTGATTGCAGATTATGCGATTGTTTTGGTGTGCAATGGCGTGGCACCATAGACAAATACATTCCCCATTGGTTACAATGTACTGAAGTTCTGGAAACAAATCTTTGGGCTTGATATGATGAGATTCCAATAGTTCACGGTCGAGTTCACCACATTTCTTACAGACCCAGCCGCCGGCAATCTTGACATCACGCGACCAGATAAAACGCTTTTGCTCTAAAATCTGCTCTAACTCAGCAACCGCTTGTTGGTTCACCCTGTGCATTTTAATTCTCTTTGTATCCTTTTGCTGTGGAGCCTTACTCTTTCCTTGCGGGCCTCATCGCGAATCGGCAGTGGCTCTCTGTATTCATTCTCTATCCGAAGGTCCCGGGTCCTTATCATTCTCACACCAGCTTCTTCAAGCCTTCTTAAATCCATATAAGTCCTTTGTTAAAAGGGGATTCGCCGCCTTCTCTTTTTGCGTCTTCGATGATAATGAGGTTCAAGGACATCCCCGAAAATTGTTCCAATCCAAAGATGTAACTTTTTTCTGCCACGAATTTTGGCCATTATAAATCCTTTGTTTAGCGCCTCGTCATTGCTGATTTCTGGTTCATTTCTTCAAGGGCTATCAATCTATCCACTAAGTCCATCTGCTTTTGATGGTCCATCTGTTCGAGTTTTCTCAGGGTTTCAACCCGCTTTAATGCGGTACCTGCTTTGTTCTCAATCGCCTGCGCCTTGCGCTCTTCACCCCTGCCGAGGTCAGCGCTAATCTTTGCGCCTCGCATCTGGTCGAGTAATTGCTTCTCTTTGAGCTGCTCCTGCTGGGCCTGTTGCTGGCGCTGTTCCTCTTGAATTAACATCTGTTTGAACTTCTCAGGGAACTGTGTCGGGAAATTCTCGACCAGCATCCGCCAGGTAATCGGAGCGCCCTGGGTTTTGAGGAAGATTAACTCGTTGTAAAACATCTGATGCTGACTTTCTGTCAGCAGGCCCTGCTGTGGGATAACATCGTAGCGGTCAAGGTCAGTAGTATAGAACTGTGGGACCGGCTGCTCGTTGATTATGCGGGCGATTTTGTCTTTCTTGTAGTTGGCCTGGATTAACTTTATGAGCTTGAAGCCTAACTGCTTATGAGAAAATCGCAGGTTATCAAATAAATCCTGCAGGGCAGTCAACGCCGAACCCTGACGTAACTTCATCAGGTAACCTGACATCTGTGGGTTTAATTCGTCACTGCCGAATAAAGACTCATTGACGCCGGCAATATCGTTTATGAACGTCTGTAGGTCTCTGTTGAGTTGAAAGAGTCCCTGGGGTATGTCAGGGGCTTCGATTCGCTTAACTCGGTCAAGCTTATCTTTTTTAATAAAAATACCCATGCCTTGGCCGGAAGCGTGAATGTCGTCAGGATTAACAAGAGATTCCTCCTCGGCCATCAGACCGGAGCTTATCTGGCTATCGATGATATCGAGGATTTTAGAAAGTCGTTTTGAAACCTCTCTTTGCGGGTCCCGAGTGGGGCGGACTATGCCCTGGAGTTTCTTGGACTGGTCATCATATTCGGGATACCAGAAACCCCCGACAAATACGAACGGGTAATCGTCAATGCCATTGGGGTCGGGTCCTTTGTGTACACACTTACCATTAACGAAAGCAGAGAAATTGACTGTATCAACCCAGTCGTCCCAGGATGTTATGTGTGGATAGCGAGCTAAAATTTCCTCGAGCATATCCTTGGGGCCATTCCATATTGATTGATAAGCTGTCAGGCGATTGGCAACGAACTTGACTTTCTTAGTGTCCCTCTCCCAGAAGGCCGAATAGTTACATCGTCTATCCTCGCGGCCCTTGCCGGAGTATGCCGAAAATGGAAGGGTTATCTGGGCTTCGGTCTGTTTTGCGTATTCTTCAATTACATCATCTTTACCAGGCAGGATGCTCTTGACATCATCAATGAGCATGCCCTCCTCGTGAATGATTATATAACCACAATCGGAAAGGTCGCGCTTGAAAAAGCCCGGGTCCAAAAGAAACTTATTATACGGCTTCCGTGAGAATTGAATGTCCCCCCTGCGGTCCAGATATGGCTCTACTAAGTTCGCTCCTGTGGCAAGAGCGCCCAGCTCAAAGGCATCACTCATAACCTCATAGCCGTGATGGTTCTCCATCAATGGCATTACCACACCGGTCATCTGCCCGGCGACCTTATCATCAGAGCCTTCCGATGGGCCTATCTTCAGAGCTAATCGGTTGCGGCGCTCGTAGCCCGTTATCATCTTGACGATTCGGCGTGTGATATTGAAATTGAGGACCTCGCGGTTCTCATCTTTGAAGCGTGCCTTATCAGCAGCAGTCCAGGGGTCATCTATGAAATACTTGAAATCCTTGTGGGCTTCGGTAATCCACGGAAACCAACGGTCGTATGCGTTATTGAACGCTGTATCGAAATCTTTTTCTTTGTCGGCGTAATCCGGCATCTTTTTGCCCAAATAAAAAGCCCGACAAGAACAGATTTTACGGTCTGTCTCATCGGGCTATTGCTCGTGCGGTAAGCTCGACTTAACTTACAATTTATTTTTAATGATTGGCTCTAAAACGCTCAATCGGAGTTAATTCAACTTCTATTTGTTTGACTACACCGAAAGCGACATCTAATTCTCCTGAAAACTTAACTTTGCCGTGTTCTAAATGTCGTGCCGTCCATCTAAACTTCAAGGCAATCTTATCAACA